TTTCAGCAAGGTGACGGTCGAATGTTGGTCCCAAGAAGTAGGCTTTCTGGGCTGTTGACGCAGTAAGCTGGTCATTGCAAAGAATTGGGTTTGTGTTCAGAACCTTTCTAATATAAAGTCGTGAAGTGTTGGGAGTATTAAAGGCAATTTCTTCAACATTAGAATCTGAGTTACCGAATGTGGTGTTGACCGTGTTCCGAACCTTCAGTTTAAATTGGTTGTTAGGACCATCGGAGCGAACCCAGACGCCCAAGGTGTCAACTGGCTCGCCGCCAGCCGCCATTGCGGTTGTGTCACCGCCACCCACAGACATCCCCTTGAGAGTAATCGCGCCTTCCTTTACATAAAGAATAGCGTAAAGGGAAGCCTTCATTGCCTTATTGTCGGCAAGCGTCCACTGGTTTCCGTTGGCGATATACAGTCCGTAGGCTCCGGGGGCACCGGCAGTGGCATCCCAAGCTGTATCGTTCAATCCAACAGTCCAGCCTGCAAGCTTGGCGGTCGTGGGGGCATCTGCATTGTCCTCACCTAAGAGGCGAACAAATGTGATTGGGGATGCATTCCGAAGATATGCTTGTGCAGCGTATGCAGCGTAAGTGGGCCCGACGCGGTTTCCGTCACGCCAGACATCTCCAGCTACTCCACCCGCTTGTGGCTCACCGAAGGTTTCGATGAAATCTGCGAATGACTCAATCTGAATCGGACGCATTGCTGGTCCACGGAGGGTTCTACCGATAATAACGGGCCCAATTCCTGCTCCCTGTTTTGGCACCTGTGAATTATCAATCTCGTTGATGAAAATTCCGGGTGATACAAACTTAAACTTCTTTACTGACATGTGTTGTTTCTCCTTAAAAGCATATATCTTTAGTTATGCGACTTTTGTTGTCTTAGCCTGATGGCTTTTCAGTAATAAATAGTGATTGGAATGTCGAAAGGATGTTTTTACTCACGATATTTTTTATTCGCTGTATACTCCGCTTCATCTTCCAGTTGCACGCGCTCTCTCATCATTTTTACGTCTACTGCGTTTTCTCTGATGACAACTTTCGGCTTCTCTTGATTTGGACCGTGACCAATTAACGCTCCAAGCACCTTAAACTCAATTTTGGTCTGAAATTCTCTAGCGCCCTCGCCCATGTCGGCTACATTATTTTCTGACGTAAAGTCTTGACCGATGAAACCCTCATACCTATGGTTATTGTGTTTAATAACAACGTGGTTTGGTCCACCATGTTTTGTAACAAATGGCTGAACCATATCGTTCATCTGCTGCTGATATTCGGAGCGTATGCTAATAGAATAGGTCGCCTCGATATACACGGGCATCGGAATTGTTAAAGTTTCATAAATTACTTTGGTGTTTTTCGCTGTACGAAAATTAATGGGCGTGTTAGAATACAGTTGGCGTTTGTGGGTTGCGTTTGCATACGCTGCGCTCTTGTCCTGCTTAATTCTTCTGGCTATCGTGATAGCGCCACCCTTGTGGTCGTTAACTTCTGGCAACATTGCCCACGCTGTGCCTTTGCGTGCCTTATCTTTGGCAAACCCTGTCCGCTCAACCGTAATTAAGGGAAGGATGAGCGCACCGCTTGTGTCACGCAGTCGCTGGTCTTTTTTAGCTTGATGCACCTTTTCACCAGCAACCCAAATAACTGGAACCTTCTTCCACCCTCGGTTAGTTGTTGTATGAATGTCCATATTCTCATTCAGCCAGTTGTGGACAGCGTAATCGAAGTCCTCAATGGTGGATTCCTGCAATTCAATTTCTTTAAGCTTTGGCTCATCTTGACTAGTGTATTTATTACTCATCGTCTTATACCTCTAACCATGGTGGGTCTTCACTATTAAATACTCCGTCACGGGCTTTTCGACATGTGGCTGTAATTTGGAATTTTTGCCCATCCTGTCCAAATAAATATCTAGGCTGGCTCAAATCAGCCACCTCATAAAGGTGCCCGTCATACTGAACAAAGTCGCCCTCACGAACCCAAAGGTCTTGGTCTTCAGTAAGCCGCCTTTTATGAAAATGGACGGTAATGTTGCTAACTTTGTCAATTCCGTAATTGGTATACGTTGTATCTGTCTCTTGCTTTTCCACCAAGCAGTGAACCCTGACTGGAGGCAAGAAAGTTTTATTAATCGCTTCGCCATACAGCGGGTGGAAGTTAGAAGTCTCCAAATCAATGGGGTAATATATAATTGTCTGCCCGATGACTCGCTCGATAAGTTCATCATTTACTTGTTTGACTAAATCGCGCTCTTTTTTGCCCGTGAATAGCGGGGGTGGGGGCGCGTCTGGTTGTGACCACTCATCTGCCATTTCTCACCCTCCCATTATCCTGTAAAAATACCTGTTGGCACCTTCTGCATAACTGCATTTGAATTCTCAACTGTCTCGGCATCGCCTGCCATCATCTCGCTGTACGTCAACTGGTCTAACGTCTCTTTCAACTCGTCCCGAAGGGCTGATTGTTCTTCTTTTCCTGCCGAAATTAGTGCATCACCATTCATGGAGATGTCGTTGCCCGGTATTGGAATTGAAGCAAACTTTGAGCGCACAAGCCCAAGCATCTCTTTTGACAAAGCAAGGGCAAAACGTCGAATCCACTGTTTTCCAATCGAATTAATATTCTTATATGGAATATTCTGAAGTGGGATTGTGTTCAAATTATTAATTCCCATGATTCCATTGGAAGCCGTTGTGTCTTCGACCCAAGTATCATTTGGAACAACAAACTCAATCCACATGTTGCTCGGGGTGGAGTCACCGGGCGTGGGATAAATTCTAAGCTTGTTGTTTTTAAGTTCGTATGATGAATGAGAAGCCCTCACATAGAGGCTTTCTTCAAACGCCTTTGCTTGCAGCTTGTTTTGCCAAGCTGGGACAAGTTCGTATGTTGAATCATCAGAATACTGCCCATAAGTTGACAAGTTACCCATCACGTTCACGCCGCCATAATAACCATAATAATTCCACATGGTCTTTGGGGTTTGAAAATAAACTTTTTTAATCAGAATCTTCGGAGTATCTGTATTGGGAGATGCCTCAAGCCCCAAGGTTGTTCTCCAGTCGGCATCTTGTCCGATGATGTTCTGCAAATTATAGTCCTGTACGTCTGCGGTGAGGGTAAATGATGCGGAGTATACAGTTGATGCTCCACCAACCTGCGCTTCTTCTGAAATACCCTCTGTAACTCGACGGGCATAAGCGAAATCAAATCGCGGGTAGCGTAACGAAAGGTGGACAGTTTGGTCCATCGACCCATTAGAGCCTGAAGCCTCTGTAATCATTCCATCTTCATTAAACGAGCCGGTTGTCCCACCAAGCACATTTGACAAAACATTCTTTGACTGGTGGATGTTCATCAGATAAGAATACTCTAAACAAGATTCTTCATAGGCTGAAAATACTTGTTCTTTTGTTAATTCAATATCAAGGATGTCTCCACCCAATTTTCTATAAGTGTACGCCACTTGGTCTGACGAACCTGACAAAAATAAATCAACCTGTGACGAATCAGCCTCCCCAGAAGCGTCGAACCAATAATTCTCATTTGCATATGTTCCAAATGGAAAAGATTTAATCATAGCCTGACGCTCGGTGGCGGTCAAGCCAGCGACATCATGCTTTTCAGGTAAAACTATTCTATTTGTTGTCGGCTTTGGTGTTAGTGTTGGCAGTGCCATTCATTTATCCTCCCGATATTCACCTCTTGCTATAAATAGTTTCAAAATGAACAAAAACAAAACCCCACCTCAACTAATGTCAAGGTGGGGCTGTTTTTAGCTTACGCTACTTGAAAGGTTTAGCCTTCAAGGTCACGCACGATAACAATACCGTACATGTCGGGACGGACCAACTTCTTGCCGTAGCGAGTCATCACTGCCTTGCGGGGAGTGAAGTCATCAGCGTGGAAGATAGTAGGTGTGGTCTGAAGCGGCACATAAGGAGCGTAGACATAGCCACTCTCCAAGAAGCTGCTTCCCTTACGTCCAACGAGAATCACGTTCCGTGGGAAATAAGGGTCAACCCACAAGTCCCACTTCTTGGAAATGGAACCAGCGTTGACAGCACCGACTGAGCCAGTGTCATCATCATGAGTCACGCTGGCACGGAAGCCGCTGGTGAACTCAAGAATGTTGGCAACCTCTGGTCCGCAGACCAAGAAGTTAGCACCACCACGAAGGGTCTTGCGGTGAATGTCGGCAGACACATCGTTGATAGTCTCAACAAGAGTCTCGTACCACTCACTCACGGAACCCGTGAAGTCGGGAGGTGCAGCCAAGCTGGTCGCATCGGCACCCGTTGTGCGGGTAACGAAAAGACCGGGACGGCGTGACCAGTAAAGAGTCGAAGCCTTGGCACCTGCGATGAGGTCGGCAAGAATCTCTTGGTCAATCTCAAGAGCAATCTGCTCAGAGAGAATACCAGTAAGCTCAACCTCGGCGTCGAGATTGTGATAGGCATTCAAGTCCTGAGCAAGCTCTGGGGTCCAAGAAGCCTTGAGCTTACGAGTTACTGCGGTCACAGCAACGCTGTCCACTCGGATTGAGATTTCTGGCAAGTCAACGCTGCCTTCCATTTCCCAAGCGGAAGCACCAACAAGAGA